TTTTTTTTTTTTTTTTTTTTTTTTTTTTTAAAAAAATAATAAAATAAAGAGTGAACATACCCATCCTACTAGTGCTACTGGTACAAATTTGGATTTATTTTTGGAAAAAGGGCGGATTCAATTAATTTTTTGCATTAGTTGATGTATGAGTAAATATGCATATCAAATTCAAGGCGCACTGGAAGGTGCTGATGGAAGATTCAAAGCCTTCCGAGTTTTTGTATGTACAAATTATAATTTTGGAACTGTTGATGTACCTAGCAGCATATTTGACAAAGAAACAGCCAAGTACATTGAATTTAGATTAAAAGTGTCTGAAAGGTTTGATATAAAGAAGTTGCCCGCCACTGTGCAAAGCAACATTAGAGTTCCGTTAGGGAATTGGTTGGATGATTGGGTTCTTAATTTAATTTATGGCAATACTGGCAACTCACAAAATATTCACACTGGATTATTGGAAGACGGCGCATGATTTAAAAACTGGCGACATTGTTTTTGATCGCCATGGAAAACCAAGAACAGTCACTTTAGTTCAAGAGTACCGAGCACCAAACTGCCACATGGTTAAGTTTGATGACTTATTGGAAATTGGCGGGGATTCCAACCTATCTTTTTTTGTGGAAAACGCGCGTTATAGAAGGCAGTTAACAAAGTACAAAGGTGTTCAGCGATTTAGAAAAACATTAATGTTGGCTCGAGTTGAAGAGTTAACTGATTTGGAACTACTGTATACGGTACCGGCAACTAACCCCATTCAACTCCCACATCAAACTTTACCAGTACCGCCGTTCTTGTTTGGCTTTTGGTTTTTTAATCGACGCTCAACCAAAAAAATGGCGGCACCAAAGGGCTTGACAGAACTGATTCATGAGAAGTTTAGGGAACATGGATATAAGGTACGAGAGCATGCCCTGTTACCAAAAGGTGAAAGAACCTTTACAGTAACTCCCACAATTGAAAGTCATTTAATTGGAACCCCAACACACAAGATACCTAACAATTATTTGTTGGCATCTGAAGAACAGCGGATTGAGTTATTGCGCGGTATACTGCATGCCAAAGCAAAAACGTATATAAAAGAAAAAGATTTGTTTAGATTTACAACAAGGCATTATTCAACAGTTTTACAGATGCAAGGATTGCTGGAATCTTTAGGACATCGTTTAACTGTCACATTTGACCCTTGGAAAAACTACTACCGCATTATGTTTCGTTCTAAATTAAAATTGGTTGAAGAACAAACACTTAAATCAAAAGTAATGATTCATAACGGTAGGCGTTACATCAAGGCAGTCGAAAAGTTACCTGCACAACTTTGTGTGCATATAGAAACCGATGGACCGGACAATAGCATTCTGGTCGGCGAAGGATTCATACCATGTCTTTAACACCCCAACAAGAAAAGATAATTAAACAGTTTATTGAAGCCAGACAACACTGGCCAAAAGATAAATTGGATTTATTGACTTGGCAAGTCAAATGGAAGTTACAAGCCCTCCCACACCAAAAAGAACCAACCGATGGGGAGTATGATACTTTTCTTATGTTGGCGGGTCGTGGTTCTGGAAAGACACATACAGCGTCACATTGGATTGGAATAAGAGCTGCTACTTTTGATCATACTCGTTGGTTAGTCACTGCACCAACATCCAACGACATTCGGGCAACATGCTTTGAAGGGGACTCGGGATTGCTTAACATTATCCCATCTTCCCTTATTGAAAACTACAATAAATCGTTGTTTGAAATCACATTAAAAAATGGTTCGTTAATACAGGGCATACCTGGCTCAGAACCCGAGCGTTATCGTGGTAAGCAATATCATGGTGCGTGGTTTGACGAGTTGTGTGCGTTTGATTATATTGATGAAGCATACGACGGCGTACAGTTTACTTTACGTCTTCGTGATCCAAGATTAGAGCGTGTTCAGCAAATCATCACAACAACACCCAAACCAAAAGAACTGATTGTAGATTTAAACGAGGGTAAGGTTGGCGGTGATGTGTACGTGGCTAATGCCAGTTCGTATGACAACCGAGAAAACTTATCTGAAACGTTTTTTAAACAGTTAGAAAGTTACGAAGGTTCTGATATTGGGGAACAAGAGATTTATGGTAAAATTTTGGATCCAGAAGCGGCTGGTATTATCAAACGTAAAATGTTTAAGATGTGGCCAGCCAATAAACCAACGCCAAATTTAGAATATGTGATTGCATCATATGACCCAGCCACCAGCGAAAAGACAATGAACGACCCAACGGCGTGTACAGTTTGGGGAATTTTTGAACAAACTGATGTGGGGACGTGTGTTATTTTATTGGATTCATGGGACGCACACTTGTCTTACCCAGAACTGCGCCGTAAAGTAATTAACGATTTTAAAGAGGTTGTATACGGTGCTGACAATACGTTTGCTAAGGGTCGTAAAGCTGACCTTATTTTGATGGAAGACAAATCTGCTGGTATTAGTTTGATTCAAGAACTGCAAGGTGCAATGGTACCTGTCCGTAGTTATAACCCAGGACGAGCTGATAAGGTACAGCGCTTAAACATTGTAGCACCTCTTGTGGCAAAAGGCAAGGTGTATATTCCTGAAGAACCTACAAAAAAAGGTGAATTTGCCGAATGGTCAAAACGATTTATGAGGCAAGTCTGTTCATTTCCAGAAGCGGGTGGTCATGATGACTACGTGGATTCACTTTCACAAGCATTGCGGGTATTAAGGGATTCTGGTTGGGTTCAGCTTGATCCCCTCCCCGCGCGAGATTATGACTATGCTGACGATGATTTTAGAAAACGTTCTGCAAATCCTTATGCTCAGTAGGGCGAAAATGGTCTATTTTTTGCATTAGTGTGTATAGGAACACTTTTCCACCAAATTTTTTAGAAACTTATGGCAAACCCACAATTACCAATTCAACAAGGCAATAATTTGCTCAATCTTGATGCTGAAGAAGATTTGCAAGAAAAAGAAGCGCAAGATGAAGAAATGGAAGCGTATGCTGACATGTTTGATTTGGAAGATGCTGAGGTAGAACAGGAAGTTATTGAACTAGAAGACGGTTCAGTAGTAGTTAATTTCCAAGAAAAACAAGGTCCACAAAAAAATCCAGAGTTTTATGCAAACTTAGCCGAGGAATTGGATGAACAAACTTTAAATTCACTGGCAATTGAATATCTCGATTTGATTGACGTTGATCAAGAATCACGCCAACAAAGGGATAAACAATATGAAGAGGGGTTACGTCGCACTGGTCTTGGTAAGGACGCTCCAGGTGGTGCTACTTTTGATGGTGCTTCTAAAGTCGTTCACCCAGTTATGGCAGAAGCTTGTGTGGATTTTGCAGCAAGCAGTGCAAAAGAACTATTGCCCCCCGATGGTTTGGTTAAATCCAACATCAAAGGTAACGCAGATAGAAAGAAAGAAGAAATTGCTGACCGTAAAGTAACCTTTATGAACTGGCAATTGACAGAACAAATTCCAGAGTACCGAGATGAGATGGAGCAGTTATTAACTCAACTCCCCCTTGGTGGTTCACAGTTTTTAAAATGGCGTTTTGATGACGAACAAAAACGTCCAACGTGTGAATGGGTACCAATTGATAACATTCTTCTCCCCTACTCGTCTACTAATTTTTACACAGCACAACGTGTAACTGAGGTACAAGATATTACAGAAGATATATTCCTCCAACGTGTGGAACAGGGAATTTATCTTGATATTGATTCGGAGTATTCGTCAGACGCCCCGCTTAATGACATGACACAGTCAGAAAAAGCCAATAATAAGATTGAAGGAAAAGACATTCCTTCCAAAAATATTGATGGATTGCGTCGTGTTTATGAAATTACTTGTTTTATACGTTTAGAAGATGACCCAGAAACAGAAGGGTTACGCGCGCCATACATCTTAACAATTGATGAGACAACAAGCAAGGTATTATCACTGTACCGTAACTGGGAAGCTAATGATGAAAAACTTGAGAAATTGGACTGGTACGTCGAGTTTAAGTTTATACCTTGGCGTGGGGCTTATGCTATTGGTTTACCTCATCTTATCGGTGGTCTTAGTGCCGCTCTTACTGGCTCATTGCGTGCTCTCCTTGATGCTGCACATATTAACAATAGCCAGACGCTACTTAAACTCAAAGGCGGACGCATTGGTGGGCAGTCTGATCGGATTGAACCAACGCAAGTAGTTGAAATTGAAGGCGCACCTGGTGTAGATGATGTTCGTAAAATTGCTATGGCAATGCCTTTTAACCCACCATCTGGCGTTTTGTTTGACTTACTTGGGTGGTTAACCGCCGCAGCTAAAGGCGTAGTTACAACAGCAGAAGAAAAGATTGGTGAAGCCAATAATCAAATGCCTGTTGGAACAACACAAGCGTTGATTGAGCAAGGTGCTAAAGTATTTTCTAGTATTCATGCGCGTTTGCATCGTAGTCAAGCCAAATCCTTAAAAATTATTTCACGCATTAACCACTGGTATTTGTCTGAAATGGACAACCAATCTGGCGAAGAGATTGAAGTACGTGATTTTGCTTACAACAGCGATGTAAGACCAGTATCTGACCCTAATATTTTTTCTGAAACACAACGTCTTGCACAAAATCAAGCCTTATTACAGATGGCAACGTCGGCGCCTCCTGGAATGTTTGACATTCGAGCGGTATATCAACGCATTTTAGATCAATTAAAAATTCCAGCAGTGTCAGAAGTGTTACCAAATCCTATCGGCATTGTAGAATCTAATCCAGCACTTGAGAATGTCTCAATGACAATGGGTCAACCGGCGGCTGCATTCCCTGACCAAGATCATATTGCCCATATTCAAGTGCATTTGGAGTATGCTAACAACCCAGCGTATGGTGGAAACCCAGTAATTGGACCTGTTTTTGCTCCACAAGCTTTACAACACATCAAACAACATTTAACTTTACATTATTTACAAGAAATGCGTGCTTATGTGGCGCAAGCGGGTAGTGGTAAGGATGATTTTGAGTTACATAAAGAAAAAACTTTAGATAAAAATGCCCAACAAGCACTTGCTATGGCATCTAAGTTAGTTGACCAAGATGCAAAAATGAATTTGGCACCATATTTACAACAAATTCAAGCATTATCACAAAAAGTGGCGCAAGCTCAACAGGCTCAACAGCAACAAATGCTCGGTCAAGATCCGACAGCTAGTGTTATTATGCAAACTCAGATGGCAGAAACTAAACGCAAAACTGAAGAAATGCAAGCGCGTATGCAGATGGAAGCTAAAAAACAAGAACAAGATTATCAGCTTAAAGTGGCTGCATTAGAGCAAAAAGTTCAAGAGTTACAAGCAAAATATCAAACACAAACTAACATTGATAACCAGCGTAATGCAACTGATATTGCCATGGCAAACATTAATAACGCGGCAAAAGAGCGTGTGGCAATGATTTCAGCACAAGCACAGATGGATCAGCAGCAAAGGCAACTTGAAGCAGAACAAAATCAATCTGCTATAGAGGCAATTAACGCTGCAAATCAAGATATTCGCCAACATGGGCTAGCGGTACAACAACAAGCATTCCAACAACAATCGGAGCAAGTAAAAAATCAGATTGAAATGGAAAAAGAGCAACAACAGCATGCTTTAGAGGTACAACAAGCAGATCAACAGCACCAACAAGGCCTACAACATGCTGACGAACAGCATCAACAGCAAATGGCTCAAATGCAACAGCAACAAGCTCAACAACCACAACCACAACAAGGACAATAAAATGGCAAATGATGAATTAGGTTTTCGTAAAGCCTATAAAATGACTGGTACACCTGGCTACGCCGGCGGTCCTGGACAAAAAGTAGAAAATGGATCATCTGGAAGCAAGCGTGCTAATAACGCTGTTCTTAATGGCAACAAAATGGCTAAAGATAGCAAAGTTGGACCAGATAAAAACTTAAAAGATATCAAGAGCGGTAATTTTTATTAATTTTAAGGGCGGATTTGCTCAAATTGTTGCATTAGTGAAGATATGAAAGACATATTAAGCGAGATTCTGAAAAGAATTAAAACCGCAGAAAAAGAAACAGCAGAAGCGATTGCTTCTGGCACAAACATACATAACTTTGATAGTTATCAAAGATTTGTAGGTCAGCGTGAAGGTTTATCTGATGCCTTGGCGATTATTAATGCAATTTTATCAGAGGATGACGAAAATCTGTAAAGGTCGAGGAGAAATGCCGTATGGCACTTGATTTAAATGTAAAAGAAGAACCAGATTTACGAACGGAAGAAGAGTGTTTTCCTAAAATAGATCATGGGGTTGAGGTGGCGGGAGACAGAGTATTAGTTCAGCTACGTAGACAAAAAGCAAAAAGCAAAGGCGGCATCATATTTGTTGATGAAACTCAACAGACATTGAAGTTCAATGAAACAGTAGCCAAAGTAATACAAATTGGTCCATTAGCATATAAATCACCAGACACATTAGAGCCTTGGATTGAAGGCCCTTGGTGTAAAGAAGGAGATTTGGTTAGGACAATTAAATACGGCGGAGATCGTTTTGTTGTAGACCCAGGTGATGACGGCGGTTTGGTAGTGTTTATTACATTACAAGCCCGTGAAGTCATTTCTCGCATTAAGAATTTTGAGTATGCGCAGAAAATGAAAGCGTTTGTTGATTAATTAACTTTTGGGAAAAAGTATGAGTGAAAATGAAAAAGATGTTCCTATCAAGGAACAAGAAGATGGTTCAGTATTAGCAAATGTTGGTGAACATCCAGATGATGTACTGGAAAATGAAAAAGTAGTGGAAAAATCTGAAGGTGGTTCTGTTGATGATGAAGATGATAATCATCAAAACGATACAGATGATGAAGATGATAACGATGAAACTGACGAAGAGCGTGAAGCAATTCGTGAAGCACGTAGAGAAGAACGTAGACTTAAAAAAGAACTTTCAAAGCAACGTGAAGTTTCCGCAAAAAATAAAATTTCAGCACTTGAGCGTCGAAACGCCGAATTAGCAGAACGTCTTGCTAAAGTTGAAAATACAGCAGCATCATATCAATTTGCACAATTAGATAAGTCAATTGAAGATGAAGCTACAAGAGTTGAATATGCAAAAATGAAATTGTTGCAAGCCGCTCAAGAAAACAATGCGGCAGCTCAAGTGGAGTATTTGGAGCAGTTAACAGATGCCAAACAGCGTTTACAACAAGCTCAGTATTACAAAAAACAACAAGTTGAGGAAGCAAAAGCACCTAAACAAAATGTGCCAAATCAAATTAATACTGAAGTTCAGCAATTAGCCACAACATGGTTGAAAAAGAACTCTTGGTATGATCCTCAAGCTAGAGATACAGATAGTAGAATTGCCAAAGTAATTGACCAAGAACTCGTTGCAGATGGTTGGGATCCAAGTGATTCTGAATACTGGGAAGAGTTAGACAATCGACTACAATCTCGCCTTCCACACCGATACGCAAGTAAAGGTAGTAAAGAAGGAAAGCGCTCACTTGGCCCAACGGCTTCAAGTAGAGTTGCAAATGCCACATCACAAAAGCCAGGCACCATTACGTTAAGTCGTGATCGTGTACAGGCGATTAAAGATGCTGGGGCATGGGATGATGTAGATAAACGAAACAAAATGATTCGTGCATATGCACAATATGATCGTCAAAATAAAGGTTAATTATCATGGCAAATACAAGAATTAAGCGCGACTTAGAAGACCGTTTACTGGATCGAGTCGAAGAAACAAAAGAACGGATTCTTAATGAAGATCCGAATGAGAAATCAAAACGGGAACGCCTTGATGCGTTCCGTGATAAATGGCAAAACAGTGCTTTGCCAGATTTGCCTCCAGGTGTACTTCCTGGATTTCATTTGTGTTGGTTATCCACCACAAATAATTATGACAGTATCGACAAACGTTTGGCGTTGGGTTATGAACCAGTGAAAGCCTCAGAATTAGGTAAAGGCTTTGAAAACTTAGGTAAAATGAGCTCGGGCAAGTTTGAAGGCTGTATTAGCTGCAATGAAATGGTGCTTTTTAAATTACCAGAAGAAGTTTATCAAGAAGTGATGCGTATGTTGCACTTAGAAGACCCTCTAGAGCATCAACGTAATATTACTGCGCAAGTTCGGGGTACAGCCCAAGAAGGCAAAGGTGGTAGATCAATTCTTGAAGGCGGCATTTTGGAAATGGAAAAAGAAACCGCAAAGGCGAATAATAGAAATATTCGTTTTTCATAACAAACTTAAAAAACAAAGGAAAAAATAAATGTCTTCAACATTTCAACCCTTTGGCCTGAAACCTGTGTATCATCCAAGCGGATTAGACCGTGCAACAGCATTTGTTGGCACGAACTCATTTGTTCCTGGAACTGGTTACACTGCTCCTTACTCGTTGTCTTCTGGCCAATCTTTTTGGCAGTTCCAACCTGTAGCGATCACATCTTCTGGTCAATTAACAATTGCAAACCAAACTGCTTCAAGTGGTAAAGTATTTGGCGTATTCAACGGTGTAGAATATACATCTGCTGAAGGTCGTCGTTCAGTGGCTAAATATGCCTCTAAAACAACTCTTGACGCTGCTACAGCCATCGTTTTCTGGGTCTTTACTGATCCAGCACTCGTATACGAAGCACAGTGTAATGGTTCAGTGACAACTGCCGCTATCGGTACTGAATATAACTTTGACACAACAACTGGTTACACAGTAGACGCTGGATATTCTATTGGTACTGGTGGTGCAGGTTTTTCTACTACAGCATTGTACGCAACTGCTGTTGGTTCTGGTAACCAAGGTCAAGTTCGTGTGGTTGGACTAGGACGTGAAGTAGCATACCCAGCAGGCAATACAAATGCTTGGGGTGATACTTACACAATCGTTCAAGTTCAGATTTGTAACAATCAGTTCGCAGCCGCGTCTGTTTCAGTATAATAACGAAAGGATATAGCTATGGCAACTCCAATGCGTAGTACCGACTTTCGTGCGGTAGTCGAACCGATTATCAATGAAGTCTTTGATGGCGTTTATGAACAACGCTCCGACGAGTGGAAGGGATTCGTAGAACAAATCCAAGGTATTCCACGTAATTACCACGAAGAAGTAATGTTGTATGGTATGAATGCTGCTCCTGCGATGCCTGACGGAACTCCTGTCAGCTATGACCAGGGTGGTACATTGTACATCACACGTTTCATCTATCAAATCTATGGTTTAGCATACGCTTTAACCAAAGTGTTGATGGAAGATGGTGATCACATCCGTATCGGCTCAACGTTTGCTAAACACTTAGCCCAGTCTATGATTGAAACCAAAGAAACATTATGTGCAAACATTTTAAACTTTGCTTTCACAGCAGGCTACACCGGCGGTGACGGCGTAACATTGATCAACACAGCACACCCAATCGCTAACGGCGCTACTTACTCTAACCAGTTATCTACAGCTGCTTCTTTGAGCCAAACTTCTGTTGAACAGATATTAATTCAAATTCGCTCTGCTGTTGACAACAACGGTAAGCGTATTCGCCTCAAAGCAGAGCAGTTAGTTGTTCCTCCAGCACTCGAGTTCCAAGCAGAAGTAATTCTGAAGTCAGTTCTCCGTTCTGGTACAGCTGACAACGATTTGAACCCAATCAAGTCAACAGGTATGTTGCCAAAAGGCGCACACGTTGTTACTCGTTTGAGCTCATCTAAGGCTTGGTGGGTACAGACTGACGCAGAAAACGGCTTAATGCTCATTATGCGTCGTCCTATGGAGAAATCTATGGAAGGTGACTTCGAGACTGACTCTATGCGTTATAAGGCTACTGAGCGTTATGCTACAGGTTGGCACGATGCGCGTAACATTTTTGGTACAGCTGGTTTGTAATTCAAACGTAGCAAAAATAAAAAACCCACTCACAAGGTGGGTTTTTTTTATTTTTAGGGCGGATTTGCTTTATTTTTTGCATTAGTAGGTATAGGAAGATTAATCTCATACTGACCACCGACACTTCCCGGCGAGACGACTTAGAGACAGTTTGAGATAACCACTAAGATAAGGAATTATAATGTCCAGCACATTTACAACCCCAATTCGCATTTTCAAGCGTAACAACCCAACAAACGACGGCACAATTGCCCCAGATAACACTGGCGCTGCCGCAGCAACTCAGCAAGTACTTTTTTCTGGTGTAAACGCCGCGGGTGCAATTACTACGTACCAAGTTGGTGCTCCAACTACTGCCGACCCAGTTATTATCCCCGCTGGTTCTTTAGTAACTAACGTTCGCTTGTTTGAGACAACTGCACCATCGGCGTTTACTGGCATGGTAATTACCGTTGCTCTTGGTGGCGTTACAATCGGCACAATCACACCGTTAACAACTGGTGGCGTTATTTCAATAGCTACTGCAACAACAACTGCAGGTGCATCAAAAATGGCAAACGTTGGCACGTCTGACGCAACAATGACATTTACCGTTGGCGCAACATCTGGCGTGACTGGTACATTGGCTGGCGTATTTGACGTAAGCTACGTACCACGTAACCTAGACGGATCAATTATTGCCTACGGTTCTGGATTCACAAACAGCTAATTAATTACCTAGGGGGTTCGCCCCCTTTGTCTAACATTTAAGGAAATTAATTATGGCACTTACAACAAATCTGCAACAAACATCCCCACCACATTCCGTGACGGTACAAGGTGCCTACGAGCCCTTTGACCTTCAGGTTGCCCGTGGACAAATTATGGGCCACAGCATATTAAGTATTTTTGGCTATCAGTCATCTGTGACCACAACTTCAATTCCAGTGTGGGAAAATGCGGCTGCTTACACATACATTACAGCGGCGTCAACGCTTACATTAGTTAGCACGTCAGCGTCCGACAACACAACAGCAAAAGTTTTTATTAGTGGATTAGACTCAAGTTTTAACCCCATTTCAGAAACCTTGGCTTTAAACGGCACCACGGGCGTTACAACGGTTAACACTTACTTTCGTGTTAACAGCATGGTGTTAACCACACCTGGTACTAGCCAGACAACCAACGTCGGCATAATTACGTTAAAGCAGTCATCAAATACGGTTTCTCAAATTGCTATTGGAGTAGGTAGGTCACAAAGCACTGTTTATACAGTCCCTGCGGGGTATAGTTTTTACTTAGATATGGTTGAGGTTAATACGTCAAATACGTACGCTGGTACTACCATTATGACTTATAAAGTTCAATCTATTAACAACGTAACAGGCGTTAAATCAATCCTATTGCAACAACCATTTTTGTCTCTTTATTTAATACAAAGGGCATCTGACCCATTTGTGTACACAGAAAAGACTGACGTTCAATGGCAGTTAAGCACTAGCACAGGAACGGTTGCGGCGGGTATGATTATTGCGGGTAAGTTAATTAAGAACGATAGCCAGACTGCCTAATCATGTCAGTCTACCTTGACACTCGAGGCAATTCTGTACTGTCTGTGGCGGTCTGTGACCGCTGTAGCAGGAAGTTTGCCTACGTGGACTTAATGCCAGATCCAAACTTTCCTGGCATGCGCGTGTGTAAGGATGATTTAGATAATTTTGACCCTTGGCGTTTACCAGCAAGGCAGACAGAAAACATAGCATTACGCCACCCAAGACCCGACATTGATATTTCAACGGGTCCAGTAGCGGGCAATCAAATTGTTACAGAGAACGGGTTCCAAAACGATAATTCGTTCTTTGTCACTGGCGTAACGCCAGGCATAACACCGCAGGGTGACTTAAACTTAGACAGTATTTATCAGTTTTTTCCGTCATCTACCATACCAACACTGTACTCTATATCCCCGACAACGGGGCCGTTAGCGGGCGGCACTAACATAACAATTGTTGGCACTAACTTTGTTAACATTACAAACGTTAAAATTGGTGGAACGAACGCGGCAAGTTTTAATATTGTAGATCCAACACACATGACTGCAGTTACGCCAGTATACTCAATTACAGGTATCGTGGATGTGTCAATCATATCTACATTTGGAACATCCACACTATACGGTGCGTTTACGTACACATAAGAATAATAAATGGCAGATAGATCGATAACCCAGCTACCGATTGCGTATAACCTAACAGGTAATGAGCAAACGGTAGTTGTACAAGGCGGTGTAACTAAGCAAGCGTCGGTGTCGCAGCTTGCTAACGCAGCGTCGCCTGGTAAATTGATTACCAACGTTGGCTACAACCCAACAACTGGCTACTTAATATTTTATTACAGCGACGGCACAACATCCACCACCGGCCCTGTGTCTGGTTCTTCTGGTTACAGTGGTTTGTCTGGCTACAGTGGTATCAGTGGCTACAGCGGTATTAGTGGATACAGTGGCGTTAGTGGCTACAGTGGCCGTTCTGGCTACAGTGGCTCGGGAGTATCTGGCTTTAGTGGCTTTAGTGGCTTTAGTGGCTTTAGTGGCTTGTCTGGTTATTCTGGTTATTCTGGTACATCTGGCTACAGTGGTATTTCTGGCTACAGCGGTCAATCTGGCTACAGCGGTATCAGTGGCTACAGTGGCGTTAGTGGCTACAGTGGCCGTTCTGGCTACAGTGGCTCGGGAGTATCTGGTTACAGCGGATCGGGCATAAGTGGTTTTTCTGGGTATTCCGGATTAGGTTTATCAGGCTACAGCGGTCAATCTGGCTACAGTGGCATTAGTGGCTACAGTGGCATTAGTGGCTACAGTGGTCAATCTGGCTACAGTGGCGTTAGTGGTTACTCTGGTATATCTGGCTACAGTGGCATTAGTGGGTATTCTGGTATATCTGGCTACAGCGGCTCTGGAGTATCTGGCTACAGCGGTCAATCTGGCTACAGTGGCATTAGTGGCTACAGTGGTATCAGTGGCTACAGTGGTCAATCTGGCTACAGTGGCGTTAGTGGTTACTCTGGTATATCTGGCTACAGTGGCATTAGTGGGTATTCTGGTATATCTGGCTACAGCGGCTCTGGAGTATCTGGCTACAGTGGTTACAGTGGCTTAGGATTATCTGGTTATTCTGGCGTTTCTGGTTATAGTGGATACTCTGGTATATCTGGTTACAGTGGATACTCTGGTGTATCTGGCTATAGTGGTTCTGGCTTGTCTGGCTACAGTGGCTCTGGCGTGTCTGGTTACAGTGGTTCTGGCGTATCTGGTTATTCTGGCGTTTCTGGCTACTCTGGCTACTCTGGTACATCTGGCTACAGTGGTATATCTGGTTACAGTGGTTCTGGCTTGTCTGGTTATAGTGGGTACTCTGGCATCTCCGGTACATCTGGCTACAGTGGTATATCTGGTTACAGTGGTTCTGGCGTATCTGGTTATAGTGGGTATTCTGGTATATCTGGCTACAGTGGCTATAGTGGTATTTCTGGCTACAGTGGCTCTGGCGTGTCTGGCTACAGTGGTATTTCTGGATACTCAGGAGCAGCTGGGGGTGTTACTCAGATCATCGCTGGAACAAACATCACCATAACGCCAACGGGCGGTACAGGTGCTGTAACCATTAATTCATCTGGCGGCGGCGGTTCATCAACGTACACAAGAACTTCATTTACAGCGTCTGCCTCACAAACTACATTTACCGTAACTTATACGGTTGGTTATGTTGAAGTCTTTTTAAACGGTGTGTTACTAAATGCAGCCGACTACACAGCATCTAATGGTACGTCTGTTGTTTTGGCTGTAGCAGCAAACTCTGGTGATATAGTAGAGACGATTGCTTATAATACGACCTCTATAGGTACTATTGCTGCGGGTGGTTCAAACACACAAATACAATACAATAACGCAGGAAACCTCGCAGGTAATGCGAATTTTACATACACCGGGAATGATGTTAACATACCATTTGGACCATCAAGTTCTGCAACGTCTAGTGCTAAAATAGCATTAGCTCTTTCTATGATTGCTTAATATGGCTATAAATTACGTATCAGCGCAAGCAGCAAACGTCAGTACATCAACAACGGTGTACAACCCAACCACGTCTGGTGTTCAAGCAACTTTAATTGGATGTTTAATTGCTAATACTGGGGCGAACCCCGTAAATGCTACGGTAACATTAACTAATGCGGCATCAACTGTTACAACTACTTTAGCGCCAAATACAACGATTCCAAGTGGTAATGCTTTAGATGTGCTGAGTACGGCAAAAGTTGTTATACCTGCAAACTACACGGTG